TGCAGAACCACCTCGAAGAGTTCGTGCGCCAATTCAAATGGGCGCTCAGCTCGCGCCAGGTGTTCGAGTGGCAGAAGATGACCCGCCCCGAAACCCTGACCGACATCCAGCGCGCCGCCCGCTTTTTCTACCTGCAGCACCATGCCTTCGCCGGCAAGGTCACCGGGCAAACCTTCGGTACCGCCACCACCGGTCCGGCCATCAACCTGCTGCGGATCGAGGAAAATCTTTCGGCTGCCTGGCAGCGTCTGTCCGGCACCTACGTCGAAAACCTGCCCTGGCTCGAGTGCGCCGAACGCTACGACCGTGCGCATACCTTCCACTACATGGACCCACCTTACTGGCAGACCGCCGGCTACGGCGTGGACTTTCCGTTCGAGAACTACGAGCGGATGGCCGACTTCATGCGCCGCTGCAAAGGCAAGGTCATGGTCAGTATCAATGATCACCCCGACATTCGGCGGGTATTTGAGGGTTTCCACTTCGAGACACTGGACATCCGCTACTGCAATACCAACCAGCGTCAAGGAAAAGCCGAGGTCAGTGGAGAATTGGTGATCATGAATTGGAAGCCGGCTGACCTAGGGGGCTTGTTCTAGTACCCGCCACGATAATTCCTGTTTCTTCCTGCGTCGACCACTGGTGGTCGCGCTATTACCAAACGTCATTCGGGTCCGGCAAAGGGGGTTTGAGTCGGAGTCGGGCCTATTTGTGACTGGTCACACACAGTTAAAAATACACTCCAATCCAGCATGGCGCGAGCAATGGCGCAGTGGTCTGTCGAGAAGGGGAGCGGCAGGTCATTTATTGAGAAGCCAGCAATCGCATCTGCACGCGGCAATACGTTGCGGTGCGCGAAAACTGCGAAATTGCACGCCATTTGCCTGGTCAACGGGAATGCAAACAGGTGGTCAAGTCAATGCAATTGCCCAAAAACTGGAGAGTTTTCTTTATAGCCATAATTGGACTATAAAATAAAGGTGGTGTCGCGCCCTGCACGGGCGTGCGGATTGAAACTTCCCAGGGCACTCCTGTATGCCCAGATTGTTATGTCACTCCTCACGCGGGCGTGAGGATTGAAGCTTCCCGTGGCATGAGGAAGACGACTATCCGACGGATGTCGCACCCGACATGTTTGCGCGGATTGAACAGCTACCGCACCTCGCTTGAAGCAGTTTCGGCCCCGTTTGACCATCGGAGTTCGGCCGAGCTGCGTATCTAGGTGACGCTTAAGCTCGTCTTCAACCAAAATCATCAGGCACGTGATCAAAGCCTATTCTTCGCTGAAACAGCGTTGAAATTCCGCCAGGACAACCTGCGATTGCCTATAGGCGACTATACCTTCTGGGGGAGACTCCTAGTTCAAGCTTAATCAGTAGCAAAAGGTTGTTTTGGTAAGCAGAGGTCGCGGTCTCGCTGGCGTGGAAAGCAAACCGAGAAGGAGGGCCAGATGGCCTACGGAGTTCGATTGCTGATCTGGGGCGAACGCGCTTGTTTTACCCGGCCAGAAATGAAGGTTGAGCGCGTCTCTTATGACGTTATCACGCCCTCTGCGGCGCGCGGTATTCTCGAAGCCATACATTGGAAACCAGCAATTCGCTGGTCGGTCGATAGAATTAAGGTTCTCAAACCGATTCGCTTCGAGTCACTGCGGCGTAACGAGGTGGGCGGAAAACTATCCTCAGACAGTGTTGATAAGGCCATGAAGGCCAGCCGCACAGACGGCCTGATTACCTTTGTCAATGAACACCGCCAACAACGCGCGGCCACCGTCCTGAGGGATGTCGCCTATGTCATCGAGGCACACTTCGTGCTGACCGAAAAGGCCGATGACAGCGATTCTATAGGAAAACACCTGGATATTTTCAATCGTCGCGCTCGCAAGGGGCAGTACTTCCATTCGCCCTGTTTGGGGGTGCGCGAGTTTCCCGCCAATTTCCAGTTGCTTGAGCCAGGCATAGTCGAGCCGATTGCCGATGCAGCGTTGGTGGGGTCTCGTGATCTGGGCTGGATGCTGCATGACATCGATTTTGCTGATGAGATAACCCCACATTTTTTCCGGGCGCAGATGCTCGATGGCCTTATCGAAGTGCCGCGCTTGATCGTGGCGAAGGTCAACGCATGATCCTCGCTGCGCTCAATGACTATTACCTGCGCCTGGCCGAGCAAGACAAGGTGCCTGTGTTTGGCTATAGCAAGGAGAACATCAGCTATGCGTTAGTACTGTCGGCCAAGGGCGATCTAGTGGATGTGCTGGATGTGCGCGACAACTCCGGCAAGAAACCGCAGCCCAAGCGCCTAACTGTTCCTCAATCAGAAAAACGAACACTCGCAATCAAGCCCAATTTTCTTTGGGACAAGTCCAGTTATGTATTGGGCGTCAGTGCTAAGGCAATCGGGCGCAGCAACCAAGAACACCAGGCTTTCAAGACGCTACATCAGCAATGCCTAATCGATGAACTTGATCCCTCCCTTCAAGCACTTTTGGCTTTTCTTGAGAGCTGGTCTCCTGATCGATTTCAAGCGCCGCTGTTCAGTGAAGAAATGCTCGATGCCAACTTTGTGTTCCGCCTCGAAGGTGAGCAACGCTACCTGCACGAGCAACCTGCCGCGCAACTGCTCAGAGTCAAGCTGCTGACAAGCTCTAAAAGCCATGAAGGTTTATGCCTGGTGACTGGCCAGCGTCTGCCATTGGCGCGTCTTCACCCTGCTATAAAGGGGGTCAATGGTGCCCAGAGTTCCGGTGCTTCCATCGTCTCCTTTAACCTGGAATCCTTTTGCTCCTACGATAAAAGCCAGGGCGCAAACGCCCCCATCTCCGAGGTCGTGGCTTTCGCCTACACAACGGCGCTTAACCATCTGTTGCGACGGGATGAACATAACCGCCAGCGCATGCAAATTGGTGATGCCAGCGTCGTGTTCTGGGCCATAGCCGATACCTCAGAGGAGGCTAGTAATGCCGAACTGGTGTTTGCTGACCTGTTCAATCCAGCCAGCGACGATGTCCGGGAAGCCGCCAAGTTACGTTGCATACTGGATGCTGTAGGTAAGGGCCGCTCCTTTCGTGATCTGGGGTTACAACTGGAAGAGAACACGCAGTTGTGCGTGCTGGGTTTGGTACCGAACGCTGCTCGCCTGTCAGTCCGTTTCTGGCAGACAGGTAGCTTGGTTTTTTTTGCGCAACATCTGGCCGAGCATTACCAGGACCTGCATATCGAGCCGGCGCCTTGGAAAAACGAGCCTGCGATCTGGCGCGTGCTCAACGCTACGGCCCCCAGCCGAGATGGCAAAGCTAAGGCCGAAGATATTACGCCACAACTGGCCGGTGAAGTGACCCGCGCCGTTTTGACTGGCAGCCGCTACCCGCGAAGCCTGCTGACCAACGTGATCATGCGTATGCGTGCCGATGGAGATGTCTCCGGTTTGCGGGTGGCGCTGTGTAAGGCAGTCCTGAATCGCGACCTGCGCCTTGGCATCAAGGGAATCAACGAGGAGGTGCCTGTGAGCCTCGATAAGGAAGCCAGCAACATCGCTTATCGCTTGGGACGGTTGTTCGCCGTATTGGAAAGCGCCGAGCGCTATGCCTTAGGCACTAATATCAGCATCCGTGATCGCTATTACGGCGTGGCATCAGCAACCCCTGCCACAATTTTTCCGATGCTGTTGCGCAATATGCAAAACCAGCTGGCCCAACTGCGTAAGGAGCGCCCGGGGTTGGCCCATCACCTGGAGCGCGAGATAGGCGAAATCATCGATGGCTTCGGTACCCAATTCCCACGCGGATTGAAACTTGAGGATCAGGGGCGTTTCGCCATCGGCTATTACCAACAATCCCAGGCACGCTTTAGCCCTATCAGCGAAGCCAGCACCAATAAGTCGCCCGACAACGAGCAAGGAACAGAGTAATGAGTATCATCGCCAACCGTTACGAGTTTGTCTTCTTGTTCGATGTCATTAATGGCAATCCGAATGGTGATCCGGATGCTGGCAACCTTCCGCGCCTCGACCCTGAGACTAGCCAGGGGTTAGTCTCCGATGTTTGCCTCAAGCGCAAGATCCGCAACTACGTCAGTTTGGAGAAAGAGAGCGGTGTGGGTTACGCCATTTATATGCAGGAGAAATCTGTACTGAATAGTCAGCACGAATTGGCATGGAAGGCCTTGGATATCGCACCTGATGTCAAGGATGGTTACAAAAAGCTGCCTAAGGACTTGGCGAAGGCCAAGGAGCTGACCGACTGGATGTGCGTCAACTTCTTCGACGTGCGTACCTTTGGCGCGGTGATGAGCACAGGCGTTAACTGCGGTCAGGTGCGAGGCCCGATTCAAATGGCCTTTGCCACCTCCATCGATCCGGTGGTGCCCATTGAAATCGCCATCACTCGCATGGCCGTGACCACGGTGAAAGAAGCCGAGGAGCAAGGCGGCGACAACCGCACAATGGGCCGTAAACACATCATTCCATATGGACTGTACCGCGCCCACGGTTTTGTCTCGGCCAAGTTGGCCGAGCGGACTGGTTTCTCTGAAGACGATCTCGAATTGCTCTGGCGCAGCCTGATCAACATGTTCGAACATGACCGATCCTCTACCCGTGGTGAAATGGCGGCACGCAAGTTGATCGTATTCAAGCACGAACATCCTATGGGTAATGCGCCGGCCCATGTGCTGTTCGATACAGTGAAGGTCGCTCGGGTGCATGGTGAGACCGATACGCCCGCCCGCAGTTTCGGTGACTACCAGGTAACTATCAACAGAGAGTCCCTGCCAAAAGGTGTCAGCGTACGCGAGCTGGTCTGAAGGGGACGGGCATGGAAGATACCGATCTGATTTCACTGTCCGCTTTAGTAGCATTATCTCGACTGTTCCCGGCGGTGCGCCCTAGTACAACGAGTTGCTGTTCCCTAAAATCTTATGGGGCAAAAATGGGGCAAACCGTACGCCAACCTATGCCATTTAATGCCCAATGAACAATAAACAAGATGTGTCAAAAAAGCCCCGCAGCCCTTTATTAACGGGGCTGTTGGGCTTTTTTGCCCTAGTATTCCAACACAATCGGGGTGTGCTGGATGAAGTTTACGGGAGGTGAGGAAGAGGTACGCTACGCACGGCCAGTGTGCCGGCGGGCCAAGGCATGGGTCATGCCGAGATCTGATGAGCCAGAGCTTCACCACGCGACTAGATCGGCTCTGGACGATGCAAGTGAAATGAACCGTTTGAATTATTTCAGTCTGGCATAGCCTGGTAGGTGGCACGATGGACCTGACCAAGCGAACGCATTTATCACGCCCTGAAGAATATCTCTAAGCAACCTCATCGAATCGGGAGTTATGTCAACTTCACCGTATTCGCCGCCTTCCATTGTAGTGCAGTACTTGGAACCATGAATGTTGTTGAGCGCCAAAACAGGCAGCTCAGGGGGAACCATCCCGTCCGTAATTGGCTTCAGATCGAGTGGTTTACCTCTGTTGCCCAAAGAGCGCACGCGGTCTTCATGGTGCTGAGACGAATTGCGAACCCCGCGGAGATCAGGAAAGGCATGTCTCATCTGTGCATGAAGTTCGGCTAGAGGTTGTTGTGGGGCGCCTTCAGTGCTCGCTATCACCCCGAGCAGCCTCTCGAAGCCGTCCAGTGAAGATATAAAGGCTTTAGCGTAGATAAACGAGACCCGATGTTCGAATTCGACTGGGATTCGTCCGGTGTCCCATTCTTCACGCTTGAGCCGTGCCTCTGCTTCCAGTCGGATGTCTGTCCTGAAAAAGTCGGTGGACGGCCCACGCTCTTCTTCAACAATCTGCTGGATTTCCCGCATGCGATTCATTCGCCGGTTGTACTGTTCCAGAGTAGGGTCGGGATCCGGCGCATTCATTGACTGTTCGAACAAGTTTAGTGCTAGGGTGGCCTCAAAAAAAAGACTCTGTAGTGAGTCCAACATGCTTTCCATATCCCATGTCGAACGGGGGGTGGAGCCAATTGCGTTCAGCTGCATGCCCGGCTTGACGATTTCGAAAATATGCATAGCGGCTACATCCTTTGGGCGCGGGCGAAACTATATTGCTTCGAACGTGTTAAAGCTCGCTCGCCATTCTCTCCAGCCGAGCATGACATATGACTTGAGGGCAATCTGGTTTTCGAAAGGCATTAGACGAGCATCGTCAAGCGCGGACAGATATGCTTCCAGATCACCGAGGGCATCAGTGAACGGACCCGGCGCGCGAGCCTTAAGTACATCATTGAGTTTTTCGCGTAGGCCATTCCCAACTTCTACCGGCAACACTGCCAAAATGGTTAGGACCTGGTCTGCTGTGGGAACCGGTTCGCCGAACTCGCTGAAAGCCATCGGGAGTAACGATTGAGTCATGCGGTGTTCCTTTTCGAGTCAAATGCTAAGTCGGTGTGAAGGCAGTCATTCAGGATAGATCATCCAGTTCTATTGGTTACTCGATCAGATGGAAATCGTCGCGTGTCTTGGGATCCTGGGTGCCACCCCGGCAGTTGTTTCCGCGCATGGGTTTCAGTCCTGGAAGGAACACCAGGCCCTCCGCTTCTAAGGCGAACGCCAAGGCTTGCATCGTGACCTGTCGCAATACTCGCCGATTTTCTTCAAGGTCTCTAATCGCCTTGACGGAAACCCCAGATCGAAATGAGAGTGCCTCTATTGACCAGTCCAGCATAGCGCGGGCAATGGCGCAGTGGTCTGTAGAGAAGGCTAGCGGCAGGTCATTTATTGAGAAGCCAGCTCCCCATTCAATTCCTGCCTCCTTTAACGCTCTGATCTGCTCTAGGTTGATGATTTTCCCGGGCATCACACGAATTCCTTGATACTGTTTATTCATACAGTAAAGCATGAGGGGAGAGGACGTGGATAGTGCGCCATGCTGAAATTGGACGAACTGCGGGTACGAAACAGATACAGCCAGGCTTGATCAGCTGTGGAAAGTGGCGTGCAAGTAGTGATGCGGTAATCAGCCGGTAGGGCTCGAGGTCTAAAGCGGGCTGATGATCGTAGAAGCGCTGGTGTCTGTTTTTGCTTGTGTCGAATCTGAGAAAATCAGAAACAGACACCTTAACAGACACAAGTTGAAGCGGGGTAGGCTGAAAGCCTTGAAAATAGTGGAGCGGGTGAAGGGAATCGAACCCTCGTTATCAGCTTGGGAAGCTCCATTAGCGGACACCATACGTCTACTGCAATGAACCAGTTTTTACCGTCGTCCTCTACTGGACAAAGGCGACGGAGCGTTGCGGTCATGTATACAGAAGCGAAAATGCAGGCCTATGCCCAATGGCACGAACGATTGACGGATCCCGAAATCCTGATGGATGCGCAAGAGCGATATGACGAGTTGCTGAAGCTTGCTGACGATTATCGATGTCGAGGAATCATCGATATGTCAGAGCGCAACACATTGATCGAAATTGCGACGGCGGCCTACACGCGGTCAGTAGCAAACCTTTCAACGTAGGACACAGGGTTTGAGGGACGCTTCTGGCCGATCGGAGGGAGGGTCTTTGGCTGATTGCTGCTTGAAACAGAGCGTAGCGGACTACCCATCGCGGAAATGCTACGAAATGTGATTTCAGCCTCCCGCATTGAAGGACAGTAGCTAAAATTAATAAGCTGCATCCCATTCACTTGCCCCTATGGATGCGAGTCATGATTTCCACACTTGAGCTTCGCCACATTATTGAATGTGGATTCCAGCCTCACTCTTGCACCTGCTCAGTCAATCCGGATGGATCATTGATGATCAAGGTGTTCGATTCTACTTCTGGGCGGGTCGACCTCCTGGTCACTGCAGTGACGACTAGCGAATTGACGTCCAGCCGAGCCATTGCAAATTTGATTGGTGAGCTTCGCTCTGAAATGGCCGCGCACCAAGCGACGGGCACGGTGGTGTTAGCGAGATAGTGCTCCGAATCATAAAAATGGCGCTGCTTTACCGCTGACGCGGTGTAAGTGAATTGAGGAAGGAGCAGCGTCAGGTTTATTTTTGAACTCTCTGAATAGGGAAACCCGGCTGGAGCAGGGATGCTATTGCAACGATCAGATCATCCAGAGACCAGGGCTTGTGTAGATAAATGGTAGACGGTGGGATCGATACAGGATCTATCAGATACCCTGAGGTTAGAATCGCCGCCATGGAAGGCCATTTTGCTTTGACCATCTCAATGAACTCTGTGCCTTGAATTTGCCCTGGGACACCGTGATCGGCAATGACCAGGCAGCATTCACCTTGCACCTGCAAAAGATAGGTCAGTGCATCATCAGCGGTTTCAAATGCCGATGCCTTCGCGCCTACGTCTCCGACGATATTCACCATCAGTTCGCGCAGTGTCGGATCGTCTTCGACGACGATGATTTCGCCTTGAATTGGTAGCAGACCTTCCCAATTAACATTCACTCTTCGTCCCCTTAACCAAGCTAACCGCCGAGGAGTCTAAAACCCGTTGCTTAGTATATTCCCCTTTGTAAGTCCCGCTGGACCGAAAGCGAAAGGGGCCAGTCTCAGACCGAGCGCCAAATAAAGTGCTGGTCGTCAGTCTTACGCGCTATGCAGCTAGCAACATCTGGGCCACACTCGTATTAATGGAATAGCGGTTCGTAGTACCGAGCCAGTCCTTACCCAGAAGTGACTTCATGGTCAATCTCGATGACTTCCGCTTCACATCTCACCACCTCTTGCTGGAACTGGATGCCGCGACGAATCACTTGATGATGTTAGTGGTGGCGAAAGAAGTCTCAGGCTCCAGGTGGAATGAATCCGTGCTGCGCCAGAAGGCAGCATATGATACTTGGGCCATGCTGCTTTACGCAGTAGAGACTGACTCTATGCCTTGATGGTCGTCTGTCGGATAGCCTTATACCACCTACGGACTAACTACCAAGAGCGTCGGCTTCTGGCCGAAAACGGTCTATTTCGAAAAATCATATTGGCAATCGTTAGGCTTGCCGGGTGATGGGCAATGTATACTCCTGCGTATTCCCGTTTTCCGAGACCATCGTATGCCAACGAATGGGGCAAAAGTCTACAGTTACACTCGTTTCTCTGATCCTAAGCAAGCGCTTGGGCATAGCGCCGACCGCCAGCTTCAGTACGCCAAGAACTGGGCAGCGGAGCATGGTCTGATTCTGGATGAAACCTTATCGCTGAAAGACGAAGGGCTGTCTGCATTCCATCAGCGTCACATCAAACAGGGCGCGCTGGGGGTGTTCCTTCTGGCGGTCGATGAGGGGCGTATTCCCCCTGGTTCAGTGTTGGTCGTCGAAGGTTTGGACCGGCTGAGTCGGGCAGAGCCCATTCAAGCCCAAGCGCAACTGGCACAGATCATCAGCGCGGGCATAACGGTTGTGACCGCCAGTGATGGAAGAGAATACAACAGGGAAAAACTCAAGGCTCAACCCATGGACTTGGTCTACAGCCTACTGGTGATGATCCGTGCGCATGAAGAGAGTGATACTAAGAGCAAGAGGGTAAAGGCTGCGATTCGTCGGCAATGTGAAGGCTGGATGGCGGGTACCTACCGAGGATTGATACGCAATGGCGGTGATGCCAAGTGGCTGCGTTGGAGCGGCACTATCTGGGAGTTAATACCGGAGCGAGTCGAAGTCGTCATGTTTGCTATCGCAAAGTACAAAGAAGGACTTGGTGCCGACCGCGCCTATCAATTGATGTTAGACCGTGGTTACAGCGTCAATACCGTAGGTATTAGCCCTCAACAGATTTATCGACTAGTCAAGTTGCCTGCATTGAAGGGCACCAAGCGGCTGTCTATTGATGGAGAGTATTTTGAGCTGCCTGATTACTATCCGCGGCTGATGTCAGATGCGGAGTTTGATGAACTTCAGTTGTTGACGACGCAACGCAGCCGGCGCCGGCCGAAGGGTGCGATTCCGGGTGTGGTTACTGGCATTGGAATCACCTACTGCGGATATTGCGGTACAGCCATGACTGGCGTGAACCAAATGGTGAAGATCAAACCGGACGGGACACTACGCGACTGCAATCGCCGCTTGCTTTGTGTATCGAACATGAACGCCGCTGGATGTAAGGCAGGAAGTATCAGTGTTGCGCCAGTTGAGCGAGCATTGATGGCGTACTGCTCTGACCAGATCAATCTTCAGCGTTTGCAGGAACCGGCTTATGGTGGGCAGGACCTGCGTGCTCACCTAGTGAGTGCCAGGAAAGTAGTTGACGATCTGGAGCGTCAGTTGTCCCGTGTAACCGAGGCGTTGTTAGCTGGGGAGAACGATGGTGCTACGCCGATGGTGTTTGTCCGCAAGGCCCGGGATCTGGAAGAGCAACTGCAGGTGGCCAAGGCTAGCGTCCAGCAGGCCGAGCGTGAACTAGCAAGCGTGGCTTTACGCCAAACGCCAGCAGATGCCAGGCTTTGGGCCAATCTTGCTAAAGGAGTTGATAATCAAGAGGTAGAGGCTCGGGAGAAGGTGCGCCAGCTAGTGATGGACACTTTCGAAAAGATCGTCGTCTACATACGTGGAGTTGTGCCCGAGGGACGCGAGTACATCGACTTACTGCTCATTGCCAAATCCGGCCAGCGCCGTTGGATGCGGATCGGGCGGCGTATTGGAGTGTGGGCGGCCGGTAGCGACCGCCCTCTATAGTTAGGCTGCAAGTTTTTTGCTGTGGCCTTGGCAGGGGGCGCTAGTGTGGACCACTAAATGACCCTGACCTTCCCAGAAGTTCTCCTGTACCTCGACACATACTCGCCAGGCCGCCCAAGCGACGTCGTCACCTACAGCCAGAATATTGCCGTGTTCGTCCACGATGGCCATGCGTGCCGGTTGCCCTTCTGGGCCAGAAGCGGTAAAGCCAGTGCTTACGGTTGCCTTCAAGCTGGCGCCATCAATTATTGGATTTGGTAGCGCTGCTTTCATGCTGCCTCCGATATGTTCACTGGCGCCGGATCTGAGTCGCAGAGCCCGTAGGCGCTGGAGCAGGCGGTTGCATCTGTCGCAATCATCAAGTCGTACTGAATACCGCCTCGGGCTGTTTTGGACCATTCCACTGCCTGTCGGATGCTCGCAATTTTCATCACCTCGATGGCGGTCATATCGGCAATCGAGCCTTTCGGGTGCTTGGCGTTCGACCCAGCAAAGAAAGTGGCGGCTCCGCGTTTGCTAGCCTGCTGAACGATTCGCTCCCAGCGATCAATGCGGTCGATCACTTCGGGGAATCGCAAGGCTATTTCGCGCAGTTCGTCCTTTCGGCAGTTAATGCAGGGCATACAGCCAACACGACCCATGCCTTGGGAGTAAAGAGGGTTCGGTTTGATGCCCATGTAACGGTGAGCCTCAAACACCGCGGGGATGTCCCACTTCAAGATCGGCCGATAGTTGAAAAGGCCGCCGCCAACTTCGTCGAGCTCGGGCAGGTAGCGTCGGTTGAGCGATCCATCGCGACGTACCCCCTGCCAGCTCATGAGCATGTCGCCCTTGCCCATCATCGGCATCACTACCTGTTCAATCATTGGGTCCCGCTTCAGCTCCATGGTGCAGAACTGGGCCTTGCGACTCGGGAATCGGCCTTTCCAAATGCAGAGATCAAGGAAGGGGTTGCCGGTGGGCTGCAGAGCGTCGAGCGCGGCCTGCACCACTGTTTCGGCGATACCCTGTTCACGCCATTTTGTCTCGATAAACCGGCGCATACCTTCGATGCGCTGGACAAAGTCTGCCCGCACACGAGTGATCTTGGTGTGGGTGGCTTGCTCCAGGTAGTCGAGGTATTCGTAGGTCTGTTCATGCTCGTTACCGGTGTCGGCAAAGACGGCTTGCAGGTTCGGTACTTCCAGGGCAATGGCGACCAGTAGGGTGGCAGTGCTGTCCTTCCCGCCACTGACGCTGACGATGTTATGTACGTTCATCGCTGGCCTCCTGCTGTGGGTGCTTATACCCCACGGCAGGCTGCGCGGGCGGGCGAACCTGAGCGTTTAGCGTTGCTTCAGAGTGCGCTGCCCCGCGCAGCTTTTCGTGGGGTATAAGTGCCCCGGCAGGGGCGCAGGGAAAAGCAGTAATGCCTGCTGCTGCGCAGCAGAGACTGTTTGTTTCAGTCGTGTCGACGCCAGTGGCGTTGCGGAGCAAAGCGGTAGAAGTCTGGGTGGTGTTCTGTTCCGTCTTCATGCCGCTTTCCTCCGGTGTTTGATAGCGAGTTGGTCCATCAGGCGTTGGTGAAACGTGAGCCGTGCTTCGGTGGCGGGCCACGGGCGGATGGATTCAGCCATGGGTTCAATGCCGATCAGACAATCCCAGATGGCCGGGTCGGTTGGCATGAGGTCGCGGCGTTCGGTGGCTAAGGCAATCAGGTCGGCCTGCTGAACACAGGCGGGCAGCTCGGAGGGAATGTCGAAGCGTTCGCAAACACGCCGCCAGGTCCAGTCTTCAAAGTCCTGGTAGGCCTGCATCCACTGCTTGAGTGGCCGGGTCATATCGCCCAGGTACGCTTCGGTGGCGTCATGGAGTAAGGCCGCAAGCTTGTGTTCTTCCGGCACCAGGTCCGCGACAATGCAGCTGTGTTGGGCCACGCTGTAAAACTCGCGGGTGTGGCCGTTGAAGCGGCACAGATGGGCCAGCGAGTGGGAGATATCCCGTGGATCGATCATGTCTGCGTCCGGCTCAAACAGATCAAATCGTTTGCCGGTATGGGTGAGGATGCAGTTCATGCGGCCTCCTTCACGAGATCGGCCAGTAGCAGGGCGTTGTGGGTCGCCTTGTGGAGTTGGCGCATAACGTCATTGCCGACCAGCGCGGCAAGTTGCCGGTCGAACTCTTTACGAAAGCGAGTCAACTCCTGCAGCTCGGTAGTGGCTTTGGTGCATTTCTGATGCAGTGCACCGGCCGCCTGGGGTGTCAGGCGCAGCATTGGGATAGCTCGACTCATGCTGCGTCCTCCTGTGCTACCGGCTCCAGAAGGGTTGCCATGGCAAGCGCTTGATCGCGGAGCGCAAGAGTGTCTCGTTCGAGTTTTCTGCCTGTGCGAAATGCGCTAAATGTCCCGGCCGCAATACGCAGTTTTTCTGCGATATCCAGCAGGATTTGGCGTTCTGGTTCTCCCAGTTTCGCAGCGGCCAACGCGCGTTCGTAATGGGAATACAGTTGCTTGTGGTGGGCAAGGGCCTGATCAAGCGCTCGCTTCAGATCCTGGATAGTTCCTGAGTTATCTGATTGCTGAATGGCCTTTCCTTCGTCGATACCTTCGATGCGGCCATCGATCAAGCCGCCGCGATAGCCAGCCCAATAGGTGAGGCCGACGAGCAAAATGAGGACGATCAGTGCGAAGATCTGAAATGTGGTCATGTGGTGTGCTCCTGGATGTTTTACCCGGCCGGTGGTGGCGACCGTTTGGGGTTACTGGTCCTGCGGGGTTGAATCGATCTGTTTCTTTGCCTGCTCCTCGTCGGCTGAATAGGCTCTAATGTCGATCCACGACGCCAGATGGCGGATATGGACGTACTTGAAGGATTTACGGCTGTCTTTAAGCGTGGTCACTGGCAATGGGATGCGGCCGTTGTCGAGGTCGGACGCGAACGTCTGTTCATTGAGATTGCGGAAGTACTGAAGGCGAAGCTTTTCCAAAGGAATAAGCACGTCGCCGAAGGTGCGGTAGAGCAGTTCAACGGTTACGGTTTCCGGTGTCGGCATCAGCCTGAGTGGGTTTTGATTGGTGTTGTTCATGGGCTTGCGTGGCCTCCTTGCGTTTGAATCTTGATGGGTGATTCCATGCGTTCAGGCAGTGCGTCTTGGTCAGCTCCCGCAGATGCTCCGGCACTTCGAGGAGCGCAGCGTTGCGCTCCTCGCGTGTGCGCATGGCAACGATCTGGCGGGCGTACTCCCTAGGCCACGTCACGGTTGTCGGCCGGAATAGTGGGAAGTTCGAGCCCTAGCTGCTCGGCCAGCCAGCGCATGCCGGCTTGCCGGACCTTGGTCGACTGGCTGTATTGCATGCCAGCAGTTTCGTGATACCAGGTGCCGTCCTTGATCCGCAGATATTCGCGGTCGCGAACCGGGAAGGCTGGCAAGTTGCGGGCGTTGAGAAGGCCTTTCTCGCGCATGAGCGCGATCAGCTTGGGACGTGTGAGTCCGAGTTTGTTAGCTGCTTGGGCGAGTGTGCGTTCCATGGCATCACCTCAGACAGCATGCGCGGCGGGAGTCGCCACAGTAGCCAGGTGATTGATGGATTCGGTTACTTGCTCGTAGATCTCGACATCTGTGCCGCACACGGTGAAGCACTTGGTACGCGGGCGCTTCACGCCGATGCTCATGATGGTGGTGATGCCTGGGCGTGTTTGTGTGCGGTGGATAGCGACATGCAATGGGAGTTCGAAGCCCATGTCGAGGCTAAGTGAGCCGCCGGTGCGTACAAGCTCGAACACCTTCTGTCTATTCTCGACATCAAACCGCGCATATTGTCGGTTAGCGTGAGGGACGTTCACTGGATCGGCTGTGTTGCTGGGGTCAAGCGGGCCATTGGCAATCTCTTCGATAAAGTCGGCCAGCTTGAGGTGTATCTTTTTTTCATTCTGCAAGGTCAGCGTGTGACGCTCGGTGCCCAGCTCTACGGTGAAGTGGGTGTTAATGGCACTCCGTTCAACCTTCAGGCGAAACGGCAGTGCTTCGCGTTGTGGCGTCGACCGCAGAGTGTGATTGAACGTCTCGCTCAGCTTGACTTGGGCGTGGAGCAGTTGCAGCGTGCGGTTGTCGAGTTTGAACTTGCTCATGCTGCGTGCCCTCCGCCGTTCGGATCAAGCGGTGCAGGTGTGGCGCGGGTCGTTAGCTTGGGCTTGTGGGGGATAAACGCGCATCCGAGATCGCGCGCTAGGCGGCGAACCTCCATGATGAGGAACGGATTGGCAGCGGCTGGATGGACGTGCAGGGTGGCTGTGGTGTGCATGGTTTTGCCTCGCTCTGTGGTGGAAGAGTGAGGCAAAAATAACTTAGGTTTTAAATATTCGCAATAACCTAGGGATTAATTTTATGCGAGAAGAGATGTGTTTGCCGGGTTTAGCGTCGACCACCAAAAAACTCGACCAATAATTTGGATGCGCTGCTCCATTACCTGCTCAAACGTATAGTCCTCATCCTCATACTCATCGCGGTTGAAGCTTCTCAAACGAAGGCCGCCGGGGATGCGGTACAGGAATTTGATCCTCAGAAGGCCATCATGATCAAGCGCGTAAACTTGACCGTCGATGATCTTCGTCATGCCTTTGTCAATACCAAGCGTCGCCCGGTCAAGAATCAGAGGGTGATTGGAATTGCCTGTGTTAGTTGCGCAAGCTGCATTGCAGGGGTCTATACCGGCTTTGCGGAGTGTATAGCTAGAGAAGCGAACCTTACGCCCTTCATCAATTTGAACGGACGATTTGCCCAGCCCTGAAGCGATCTCAACTTCCTTGTAAAGCGGCAATGCGACCTCGTCGGCATCTAGGGGAGTCAAATCATCCCAGGGTGAGATTTCGCCCAGGACAAAGGGAGTGCCATCTTTGGGGCGTAATCTGCGGCTTCGGTCAGTGGAGAGCTGGTCGGATGGCGTTTCTCCCAGTTCAAGCCAATCGATATCGACCTGCAGGGCGCGTGCAATGGCTGGTAAAAAACGGCTCTTTTTCGACTTTCCAGAGCTGAGTTTCTGAATGCTTGCTTGTGTGCAGCCTGCCGCCACGGCCAGAGATTCCTGCTTCATGTCACGTTCTGACATCGCATGATTCAACCGATCAGCAAGAGTAGGGAGCTGGGATTTGTCTAAATAGTTCATGGATGAAAGGTTATGACCATGGTTATAGAAAGTCCAACAGCTAAGGTTGTTGACTAATTAATCTCTAGGTTATAATCTGGGCCTCAGTAACTCATTCGAGACCTGACCATGAACACTAATCATCTGGGACAAAGCGGTTCGGACAGGAACTCCGTTCCAAGCGGTAATGCTGCCCTGTTACGAGTTCTTGAAGCTTGTGGAGGGAACCAGTCGGAGCTTGCTCGCCGTTGCAATGTAAAGCAGCCACATGTCTGGAAGTGGCTAAAGGCCGGTCGCGTACCTACGGAGCGAGTCCATTCTGTTGCCCGGGCTTCGGGGGGCAAGGTGCTGCCCCATGAGTTGCGTCCGGATCTGCCTGATTTGTTCCCGGCTCCACTGTCACAACCTGCTGCTGCGTAGGGCTTAGAAAAAAGGCGACCCAAGGGCCGCCCAGTTCCTCCCGGCACACACCACCACAGTGCTGTCGGGTCGCAATAAAGGTAGGCGGGCACACCACATGCAAAACCGCCAACCTTTATCGCGTTGCCAAGGCACGGATGCCTCGGGTTGCTGCCTTTTCCACCACAGATAGGGCAGCTGTTGCGCCAGAGGTAAACGACGGATCGTTTGCCTCGGCACGGTGCCGGTGTTGATCCTGAAGATCTAGCCGGCGTTTGGGCCCTTTCAAGCCACGCGGCAAATGTATCACCACTGCATGTCGCGCGGCACTGGCAACTTTTAAGGATTAATGCCATGAGCCGTATCGCTCTAAGTTCAGTAGACCGGGCACAGCGGGAAATATTGCCGCTCGATCTAGCGCTTTACCATGCTGCACGAGATTACCCCGGCGGTGCCGCCGCCATCGCCGCCACCACCGGCCGTAACCCGACCACGCTGCAGCACAAGTTGTCCCCCACTCATCCCACGCACACCATAAACATCCAAGAGTTCGGGGAAATCCTGGAGCTGACGAAGGATCGCCGGATCCTCGATGCGGTGCACGCGTTGGTGGGTGATACAACTTGGCAGGAACTAGCGGAGGCGTACACCAACGACATGCCTGAAACCTTAACCACCGGCATTGCTGAGTATTTTCGGCAGGTGGCAAACCTGGCTGAGACGTGGGCAAAAAGTATTGGCGACGGCGTTGTGACGGATCGCGAACTGGCCGAGATTCGCCTGCAGGTGTTTCGCGGAATTCAGGGGCTTCTGGGTATGTTCAACCGCGCCACGTACGTCAATCAGACCACGCGGGGTGCAGACCATGGCTGATGTTGCCGACTTCGCGAATGACCTGGTGCAGGAGCGACTTGATCAAGCCCTCGCTGCACGTAACGCCGCCAAACCTTTATTAGCGGCGCATTCTTTCCTATTTTGCGTAAGCTGCGACGATCCTATCCCTGAGGCTCGCCGACTTGCCCTGGTGGGTTGCGATCTGTGTATTGTTTGCCAGTCCGTGGTTGAATCGCGGGAGGCCCGTCATGCTCGATGAGGTATTGGGGCAATTCGCAGACTACGGGCTTGAACCGGAACAACCACTTGTATTCGGCAAACTCACTCGATGCAAAACTTCCCAGGACAAGGGCAAGGAAAAAAACGGTTGGTATGTGGTCCATGAGCACCGCACCGAAAAAAACGAAACACTGATTTTTGGCAGTTTCGGCGACTGGCGCTCTGGTGAGACCCAAAAAATCAAGGTCAAGGCCGGGCGTATGAGTCCAGAAGAGCGCGAGGTTATGCGCGCTCGTCAGGAAGAGGCCAAGCGTAAGGCCTCTGAGATCGCGGCCAACGCTGCACGTCGAGCGGCCAACCGTGCAGCAGGCCTGTTCAAGCGTATGCCGGAAAAGGGCAAAAGTGCTTACCTGGATCGAAAGCAGATCGTTGGCTTCAAAGTTCGCTATGCGCCCCGAACCGGCGCATTTTTAGTGCCTATGTGTAACGTGCGGGATCAGATCGTTGGCCTGCAGGTAATCTTCCCGGCAAAGCAAGAGGACACTGGGCGGGATAAGGCCTACTGGCCCGCCGGCATGTCTAAGGAAGGCGCGTTTCATCTGATTGGCCCGCACCCTGAACCGGGGGAGCCGGTGCTGGTATGTGAGGGCTACGCCACCGGCGCTAGCCTGCACATGGCGACGTCGCTGACAGTCGCTATCGCATTCGATGCGGGCAACTTACTCCCAGTCTCCAAGGCCATGCGTGAGCGTTTCCCCGGTTGCCCGTTGATCCTCTGCCGGGACGATGACTGGAAAACCAAACGCCCCAATGGCGAGCCTTGGAACCCAGGCGAAGAAAAAGCCAACAACGCGGCGTTAATCGTCGGTAGCCAGGTGGTCGGGCCCGTCTTCTCGGGCGAGCGTGAGATCAAGTGGACCGACTTCAACGACCTGCACATTGCCGAAGGTTTGGAGGCTGTGCGCCGCCAAGTGTTGGCGGTGGTCAAGCCACCTGCAGCTGGTGGTTGGAAGGATCAACTGGCTCGCACTGAAAACGGCTCCCTGATCGCGCACATGCAGAACGTTGAATTGATCTTGGGTAATGACGAGCGCTGGGCCGGCGTGATCGGTTACAGCGTGTTCAGCTCCAAGATCGTCAAACTGCGGTCCGCCCCTTTTGGCGGCGGTGCGGGGGATTGGGCCGACATCGATGACATGCGGGTGATGAAATGGCTCGCGCAGCAGTACAACTTGCGAGTGAAAGCATCCCATGTGATCGAGGCAGTCAGCGTGGTTGCCCACGACCATTCGTTTCACCCGGTGCGCGAGTACCTGGAGAAGCTGGAGTGGGACCGGGTGCCCCGGCTGGAAAGCTGGTTGACCGATGTGCTGGGCGTCCAGGCCAGCGAGTATTCGGCGAAGGTCGGCAAGCGCTGGCCGATCTCGGCTGTGGCTCGGGTGATGCGCCCAGGTTGCAAGGCCGACTCGGTGATGATCCTCGAGGGTGGGCAGGGAGAAGGTAAGTCCACCGCCATGGGCATTCTCGGCGGTGAGTGGTTCATGGACACGCCCTTTGCCCTTGGCGACAAGGACAGTTTCCAGGCAATACGCGGCAAGTGGATTGTCGAGCTGGGGGAGCTGGACAGCTTCAACAAGGCCGAAAGCACCAAGGCTAAGCAGTTCTTTTCGGCCTCAACAGACACCTATCGCGAGAGCTACGGTCGCAGAACGAACGACGTGCCACGCCAGTGTGTTTTCGTGGGAACTACCAACCAAGAGGAATACCTCAAGGACGCCACGGGCAACCGACGTTACTGGCCGGTGTTTTGTAACAAGGTCGACCTGGAAAAGCTGCGCGAGATCCGCGACCAGCTTTGGGCCGAGGCGGTGTTCTGCTTCGAGGCTGGCGATATCTGGTGGGTGACAAAGGACGAGTCGTGGATGTTCGCCGAGGCGCAGGACGAGCGCTTCGTAGTGGACGAATGGGAAGGGCCGATCCTGACCTGGCTGGAAGAGTCGCAGATTGGTGAAACCGCCACAGGCAACGAGATCCTGACCCAGGCCCTCAAACTGGACTTCGGGCATTGGGGCAAGCCTGAGCAGATGCGGGTAGGCGCGATCATGCACCGACTGGGCTGGCGCAAGAAACGTATGCCAGCGTTGGCAAAAAGCGGTGTCCGCCAGTGGGCCTATCAGAAGCCCGCAACGTGGGGGCGTGCGTCTGCGTTGCAGCAGACTGTGGTAGAGGAGCCTTGCTTTGATTAAGCGAATCGATGAGATGCTCAAGCTCTGGGCGCAGGATCTGCACTCGCCGATTCCTGAAACATATGGCGGAGCGAGTGGCGGCAATATGATTGCCATGCTGATGGAGTGCAAGGGTGAGCTGATACGTGGCACGCGGGGTAGTCGGGTGCTGTTGGATGAGTCGGCGGATATTGAGCTTATCGTCAACAAGCATTTGCCGGCGCAGCTGTCGGTGGTGGTGTGGGAGCACTACTGCAACCACGAAAGCTTTCTGTCGCAGAAGTACACCCACTGTGGTTGCAGTCGCGATACCTATTATCAGCGTCTGCATGAAGCACACGTGCACATCGCAGGTCTGTTGATGGGGAAGGCTGCATGACCCCTGGTGTCACTCCGCATACCCCTGTCCTACTGTCCGGCCTTGTCCGACTGCCATTTAATGCGGTCGGACAAGTGCAGGCCGCGCCGTTGCTGGGCTGTCCTACTGTCCAACCTTTGCCCGCACCATGCACACGTAAGCATAGCGGGCACGTAGTCGCGCCCATGGCGCGCACG